CCCTCACACCCGGCTCGAATATCAATTTCGTCAACGCTGGTGAATACATCCTGACCGGCTCCGTCTATCTGGGCGGCCCCGAGTACGTTTCGAATGTTCATGTTTGGGAAAGCTCCAACTTGATTTACGATTATGACATGTCCATGCAAGGCCGCGATCCCACCTTTGCATTCTCAGTGCCTCTGTCCGTCACGGACCCCGCCGCCAATTACTACATGAACGTCACGACCACGTCCCTGAGTACCGTAGCCTCCAACACGTACTTTATCGTGAACCGTATGAGCGTTCCGACCGCCTCGAACCCAGACTCGAACGTCTTGCCCGACAACGGTCTGACGTTTCGCTCGACCGGCTCTACGCTCATGGCTCCTTTCAATTTTGTTTCAGATTTCACATCGTCCGGTAGTTCAAACCTCATTTCATACACGAGCGCCGGATTCCAGTTCAGTAGTACCGGTTCGTACATCCTGACGGGCGCCATATGTACCGCCGACCCGGTTCGGAGCATCACGTTCGGTCCCCAGACCTACCGAGACAATTTGGGTATTTTACCCCCTTATACGTTCCAGGTTCCCATCTATATTTCAGACATTTCACAGACTTATCCCGTCTCCGTGACCGTCGCGGGAACCACCGCCTCGCCCAACATCTTCTCAAACACCTTCATTTCCGTGTACCCTCTGACCCTCCCTATCGTCGACCCTTCCACACAGGTCTTCTCGTACTACGACTCGGTGGGCACGTGGGCAATCAAAACTGCAGACCTCAAGATTGGCGGTCAGACCATCCAGAGCCTCGCAGGTGAATTCATAGAACTCTGGAACGATCTCCACGTCCCTTTTGAGAATCAACCTGGTCTTCAAATTCTCACAGGCAAGAATGACACCGGCACGACCATCAACCCCCCGGGCCGCACCTACTTTGTCAATTTGCCCTTTTATTTCTATAACAATCCGGCCCTATACTTGCCCCTCGTTGCCCTCGGCAGACACGACGTCGAGGTTCACGTCACCTTTAGAAATTTCACCGAGTTGACTGCGGTCGTAGTAAACTCCCCTACGCTCGACGCCACCATCATCGTCGATTACGTATACCTTTCAGACCCAGAGATTCGGTGGTTTCAGGGGGCCCGCCTCGATTACGCAATCACCCAGTGCCAGTACCAATCCGTCGGCCTCCTGCCCGGGTTCACGTCGGCCGTTTTCAATTTAGATATTAAAAACCCCGTCCGTGAAATGTTCTTCGTCATTCAGCCGACGAATCAGTTGCCCTATGACTACGCGAACAACGCCGTTCTGAGTTTTGGACTGAGTTTCAACGGTCAGTACCTCTTCACACCCGACACGACCGACGCTCTTTATACCGGTTCCATCGAACCTTTCAACCACTACGAGAATTTCCCGGAACGCAAGTTCTTCATGTACTCGTTCACAGACAACCCGGGGTCCCCCAAGCCTCGTGGACAAATCAATTTTAGTCGAATCAAACAGGTTCTCTTGACGCTCAATTGTGGCGGTCAAGCGTTTTTGCCCGCCAAGGAACTTCGAATTTTGGCTGTAAATTACAACATTTTACAGATTGCTGATGGGTTAGGGGGTCTGAGGTTCAACACTTAGGGGGACTCATGAACCTCTATGAAAATTCATGAACCTGGTTGGACGTCAAGAGCCACGGCGCTCCGCGCCGGTAAATAACCCCCAATGAAAAGCGCCTGCGGCGCTTGCTTTTTTCCTTAGAACTTACTAGAGATGGCCTCCCGTGCCAGTTTAACCTTTCTGGGTCAGGAAGACATAGCCCTGAGCTCGGATCCACAGGTTACGTATTTCAAAGAGAAATATGAAGGCTCCAGTCTCTTTTCATCCCGAGTCGACAAGGTTCAGTTCGATAACGACGTTCTCGTCCCGGGTTCTGAAAACTCCATCGAGCTCCCCCGCTCCGGAGATCTCATAACTGACATGTACCTCAAAATTTTCTTCCCTGCGAGCATCACGTCCCTGGCTGTCGAGGAATCCGTCGCGACCCTTTTCATAGAACACGTCGAGCTCTACATAGGTTCCACCCTTATTGAGAGAATTTACGGAGAGTTCATAGCCCTCCGTTACGACGTGGAGGTTCCCCAAGGTAAACAAGCCTCCTTGACCAACCTCATAGGCAAGGGCACCACCGTCTGCGCTCAGAGCTACACGGTTCCTCTTCCTTTTTCATTGCTCGAAAAGGGTATTCCTTTGTGCGCCTTCAAAGAGCCCGTCACCTTTCGAATCATCACCGCCAAGACCAACACTTTCACCGTTCCTCCCACAGACATTTCCGACCCCGTCACCGCCTTTTTACATGTAGAATACACGTACCTGGGTCAAAAGGAGATTGATTTTATCCGCCGGACCCCTCAGGTTCACATCGTCCAACAGGTCCAGCTGGCCGAGTTCGCCGCCCCTCTCGGCGCCCTGGCCGTCCGCTGTAATCTCGACTTTTCAAACATAGTCAAGGAGCTCTATTTTGTGATCCAAAATGAATCTGCCCTAGGCTATGACTTTCTGGCCAGCACCGGAACCGAGCAGATCACGAGCCTCGAGCTCTTCTTCAACTCTACCGAACGCATCTCCACGGATATAGGAACCCCTCTTTTCCTGCGGGTCATCCAGGGTATGGAATTTCACACCCGCGTCCCTGCTTACTATTTCTACATGTACTCTTTCAGCCTCGACCCCGAGTCCAGGAGGCCGTCAGGCGGCGTCAACCTCTCACGAATTCAGAACCAAATTTTGAAATTGAATTTGAACCCCAGTGCTTCATCTAGAGTCATCAGAGTCTATGCTGTCAACTACAACTTTCTGAACGTCGAGAACGGGTCTGCGACCATTCTGTTTTCCAACTTTGCTTGAGAGGAGCGACTCTTTGATCCGCGCCGTCCTGTGAGACTATTTTTGTTCTAAAATTCCAGAAGAGTCCATGGATTCTTTGACTCCCCGGTCAGGCGATGGTGAACTCGACACCTCTGCGATCCTTGAATCGGCTCTCGACATCTTCAGACCCGTCATGGAATCTGCGACGGTCATGGCCGCTCACTACGCAAAGGCGTGCGGCCGTGACGTGGTTCTCCAGGAGGATATGAGGTTCGGTATGATGTTCGCGGCCCGGTACGTCACGGGACGGCAGATAGGGTCTCTGTTTCCGGAGATATACAGTGAGTCGCGCAGCGACTCTTCCTCCGAAGGCTCCGACTACGACCCAGACGGCTCAGAGTCTTCCGGCTCGTGGGAGACCGTCTCTGACTCTGAAATGGTTTGGACCCGCTATGAGGGCACAGACGATGACCAGGCTCTCAAAATGAACGAGTGCGCCGACTCTTGGGCCTCGTGGGAACCCCAGAACCCCTCCGAACGTGCGTTGAAAAACGCCATAGACAAACAGAGCGAAAATTAGATGACCCCGGGGTGGTGGGTCCAGGAGGATTCCGACGAAGGCTTTGATCTCTCCAGGACTCGGCCCAAGTACTCCGTCTTGTTAGAGGAGGAGGACTATGAAACTGACGATGACCTCGTCCCAGGGTTTGACAAGGGGCCAGAGGAGAATTACGGGGGAGTCGCGTGCGACTCCTGGGGGGCGGTCGAGACTTGGGACCCTTGGGAACCGTCATATTTTTTTCTCCTAAAATAGTACAAATGGCCGACATGATTTCCGCTATCGCTCTCCAGCTCGAGGCCCAGTCCCTGAACTCCATCGTGGGTGGTTTCGCTTTCGCCAGCGCCCTCGCCTGGTACGAACTCACGAAAATTATCGTGGCTTCCGTCGTGCGTGTCAGCAAGGATGGTCTGCGCGGCACCGCCCTGACCGCTCTGTTCACCACTCTGCTCGCCATCGTCGTGTACATGGCCATCAAGGCTCTGGCGACCAACGTGAAGATCAACGAACCTACCCAGCCCACGTTTGCCGTAACAAGATGATCCCTAAAAAACAGTATACACTGTTAAAAATAAAATCTTTTAATATTATATGAAGTGTAACCACGAAAACTGTAAAAGTAGACCCAACTTTGGGTATGAGACGGCCAAGTTCTGTCTTACACACAAAGCTCCAGATATGAAAGCAATAGGAATTAGATTTTGTAAACATGAAGGATGTATAACAAAGGCTTCTTATGGTTATGAACGCCCTATCAGATGTAAAACACATAAAAAAGAAGATATGAAATCATTTACTAAAAAGTATTGTGCACATGAAGGATGTCTAAAATCTCCTAGGTTTGGTCAGAAGGGTCAGAAGCCAACACATTGTGCTCAACATAGAAAAGAGGGCATGTTCAATAGCATAAAGTCTCAGTGTGAACTATGTACAACTCAGTCAACTTTTGGTTTCAAAAATGAACGAACAACCCGTTGCGGAAAACACAAAGAAGAAGGTATGATTTATCTATTATTTCCCCAATGTCCGGACTGTGGAACATCTGCTCGATATGGACTTGTGAAGAACCGTCCTATATATTGTTCAAACCACAAGACCATTGATATGTGGAATGTAATAGATAGAACATGTAAAGAATGTAATACACGCCCTACGTATGGATACACGCGCGCAGATTATTGTCAGGTTCATATGAAATCTGATATGAAGGTATTTACGCGAAACTTCTGTGAAGAGGATGGGTGTTCAAAAACAGCGTGTTGGAACACACCTGGGTCCAAAGAGGCTTTATACTGCACAAGTCATGCCAGAGACGGAATGATAAATTTATGGGAAAAGAAATGTTCAATTTGTTGTTCAACAAGAGTTCGTGAAGGATATCAGGGTCACTGCGCTCATTGTTTTTCACATATGTTTCCGGATAGTCCCAAAATTAGAAAGTTTAAAACAAAGGAAAGATCCGTCAAGGACTTTTTAGTGAGTAAATGGCCGGACTCGATAATTACTCACGACAAGGCCGTCGACTGTTTCAGGTTCAGGCCCGATTTTGTTATTGAATTGGGAAGCCACACAATCATAATCGAGGTTGATGAGTTTCAACATAGAGATTATGAGATGTCATGTGAAAACAAACGTCTAATGAGTATTTTCCAAGGTCTCGGGTCTCGTCCTATGTTTGTGATACGGTTCAACCCTGACGCTTATGTGGACGAAACTGGTAAAAAGGTTCAAGGGTGTTGGCACGGTTCTGGTATTGTGAAAAAAGGAGCCGAATGGGGCCGGCGTCTGAAAGAGCTGGAAAGAACTATCGAAAAGCGGTGGGACTCTCGCCCGGAAAAAGAAGTTACAATTGAATACCTCTTTTATACACCTATCTCATCATCTGTACCGGCTGAATTGGCACGGGACCCTGTGCAGTCCCTATCCGGTTCCCAAACGTTTTCCATATGAAAATACCTATGAGCGTCGCAAGAACCAAGAGAAACCAGGGAATTTTAAACTTCTTCGACTCTTCCTTGGGTGGTGGGGGAAGCGCCAGGGTCATGGCGTCTATGATTCTCTTGAGTTCGACATCCTGGAGGGGAGGTGGGGGAGGCAGTTCCATCTCACGGTTCCTGTCCTTGATGTGAATTCTGAGAACGAATGCGTTCGTGTCCCATCCCCTGAAGTTTACGGGTGTACCCGTTCGATCGACCCATTGGATCGTGAGACGCTGGAGAGACGCGATGGGTTCTGGGTACTGGACAGATACACAGTAGTCCTTATTTTCATGGAAATTCTTGATACAGGCCGAGCCTACATCCATCATGACGGGTGCAAAGTTGCGGTTGGCGTTCGAACCGCTGACGGTTCCTGAAGAGTTTACAAGGGCCCCAGTATCCACGTGACTCGGGGTTCTGAGCTCCTGAATATCGAGCCAGATGTATTCATTTATAGACATGTCCACGAGCGTTGAACTCCTGAGGATGTACTTGGTCGCGTAGGAAGGGTCTGTAGGTCCTGCGAGGGAGGAACTCAAAAGAGTTCCGTGGGAAAGGCCGAGCATCTTGGAGAGTTCGGCCGAGTGTATGAACACAGTAAAGGAGGCTGCTGATGAAAAGAGAAAGTGCCCCTCGTCTGGGAGGTAATCAAGGGTCAGGGAAGTGGTGGTAAGGGCTGCCGCGAGTCCATATACGCTGTAAAACCCTGGATTGATAGAGACGTTGCTCGAATTGATGCTGATTACGTTGGAACCGTTTGTGCAGTTAAATACGGTATTCGGGACGCGCGCACTGACCAGGTCGACACGCTCAATGTCCTTTATCGGCGTGGTCAGGTGGAGGACGTAGCTGTTTCCTGAGGGGTACAAGGCTACGTCACGGTTCTTGGAGTCTGCGAAAAGGAGACGTGTGCTTGGGGTCGAAGATTGCATCTCCTCTCTAATTTAGGTTGCGAATTTAAGCGGCTAGTTTGGACTCGAGGGCTGCTAGGCGGGCTTCGAGCGAACTGACGTTCGCGGTCGCAGTCGCAAGCGACTGCTCCATCGCGGCGAACTTGGTCCTTAGTGCTGTGTTTTCGGCCGATAGTTCTTGGATTGCTTTAGTCAAGACGGCTGTTAGTTTGGAATAATCAAGGGACAACATACCATCTGAATTTTCGCCAATAACTTCTGGTATATACTGCTGAATTTCCTGTGCTATGAACCCAATTTCAACCTGAGATCCTCTAGTTTCGACATTGGACCAATTATAAAAAACAGGACGTAGTTTAGAAACAGTATCGAGACCGTATGTAATATTAAAAACATTACTCTTGAGGCGCTGATCGGACGATGTATTCGTTAGGGCACCGGATGCATCCGAATAAACGGCGCGATTACCTGTTCCAGCAAGTGAGTATATATAACATGTACCTCCACTATTGATGCGCATTCTTTCATAAAGAGTTCCATTATACTGGACTTCCACAACAAAGGTACCGGCATATCCATCCGTGCCGTTGTCTTGCACACCTTGTATGCGTGCAAAAGTCATATGTTGTTGTCCGCCTCCGAAATCGGCACCTCTTCCACCTATCGCTATAGATCCTCCTGTATTTCTCGCGTAAGCCCCTGTCCCGTTTACATATAGGGTTCCTCCTATAGTACCCGTCCCCGCCGTGGTTGGATTGCTCGGCGAAACGCCGAATACCGCCACGGGCCCGCCTATAGCGTTATACATTGGACCAACACGGGCGCCAACACCTAGCGTGGCTTCGGGATTCGTCGTCCCCACCCCCACATTCCCTCCATTAGGATTCAAAAGGATCGGGTAATTCGTGGCGTTGTTCGTATTCAAGTGGTTCTGGATCCAAAAAGGGTTGGTCCCACCGATGGACCCGAAGTCGAGGCAGATCGAGCCGCTCTGGATGCGCGCTGCGACGTTGGAAGATCCGGAACCCGTTGTGTCTGGATAACCTGCGTTTCCCGACAAGACGTTGAACGTGCCTTTGGGGTCGGTGGTCCCGATGCCGAGTCGCCCAGCTGAAGTGAGCCGCATTTTCTCGGCATTTGATGTGTACCACGCGTGATCACCCGCGTCAACCGTAACGTACGAAATTTCACCAGTTCCGCGATGCAGAATCTGTGTTGCTGCATTGGCTCCACCAAATCGAATGATACGAAGTGCATAGTCGGGGTAAGTCGCCTCGGCGGAATGGAAATCTATATATGACGAGCCATCCGATGTTCTCCCCGCGCCAAGTTCTATAAAATCGCCCCCAAACTCTGACCGGCCCGCCGCACCGCTTCCTTGGACTACAAGAAGATTACCAGGACTCGTAGTACCGATACCCACGTTTCCGTTAAAATCGATTGCCATCCGAGCCGACCCAAATGTATAGAAAGCCATCTTGTCCGCACCATCCATATATATTCCAGCTGGTGTAGTACTGTTCGAGTTTTCAAGTGATATACCTACATTACGCGTTGAACCGACTGCACTCGAACGAATTCTAAGAGCCGTGTTTGCACCGCCGTATATATCCAGAAGTTGAGAAGGATTCGTCGTCCCCACGCCCACCCGCCCGTTCACGACGGTCATGACCGTGGCCGGAGACACTGCATTACTATAGAAGGTTGTGGCATTTGAATAAATTCCAAAAATGTTTGAAGATCCACCGATGCGGGCGCCGACAGAACCTGCAGACCACGGCGCCAGGGTCAAGACGCCGGTGTTCACGGTGCTTCCCACCCCCGCCACCATCAACGTGTCTCCAGTCGCGACCATGGCATTATACACACCGGAAGAAGCATTTGTAACCACCGAGAGGCTTTTGGGACCTACTGTGTCCAATATCTGAACCGTGGGTGTGGCCGTCGCACCCAGTCCCGTAGCCACCGAGAGTTGGTACACTGGCCCCGTCGTCCCCACCCCCACATTCCCATCCGCCCCCACGAAGAGAGCCGTGGACCCGGTGGTCGTCTGGGCGCTGAACACGTTGCCCGTGCCGAACTGCCTCACGGTCAGTGCGTTCGATGAAACTGCATTCGCCGTGAGTATCGTTGCTGACGAGTTTATCAGGGTCGGAACGGCCGTCCCTGAGTTTTGGTTGAACGTACTCATCTACTCTCTAGGGAGATTTGTTTCGTCCGACTTAAAGTCCAAAGATGCTCAACATGTAATGACCTCGCGCCTGGATTTCATAAAGAGGTTCGCCCAAGAACCTTTTGTCGAGATTGGTGTTTTTGAAGGTGAATTCTCCAAAGAAATTCTGGGGACCGGCCTGTCTGACGTGACGCTCGTGGACCCCTGGTTCCCTGGGACGACGATATTTTCAGGGGACAAAGATGGCCAGGATTGTCGTACGGTCGATGCCGATCAGACGGCCGCCAAGGTTATACAAGAGCTCGGGGACCGATGCAAGGTTATGCGCGAGACGTCAGCTCAGTTCTGGGCTAGGACCCCCGACGCGTCTCTCGGTTCCGTATACATAGACGGCGACCACTCGTACGAAGCGGTCCGCCTAGATCTCCGCGAGGCCCTACGGTGCGTCCGACCCGGTGGATACATCATGGGTCACGATTACACGATGCCCGAGGGCCTGACGTCGGGTGTAAAACAGGCCGTCGACGAACTGGGCTACCGGTGCGAATTCACAACCCTGGACGGGTGTTCATCTTTCGCCTTCCGCAAACCCAGCCGGCTCGTCTATACCGTGGCGTGCCACGACCGTGAGTTCGCGTCACTCATAGAGTTTTTCCCGGTCCGTGACGCCCTCGTCATCTGTGACCCCGTGACCTGCGACATGATTCCTGACACGTTCAAAAAGCACGTGCTCCCCTTCACCCCCAAGAGCCCACAGGAAGCCTCTTACCAGAAACTCTGTGTTTTTGAATTCGCACCGAGTTACGACGAGTACATGTTTCTTGACTTGGACATCACGTCGCGAGATCCCGTGGATATCTCCAAGTCCTGGATCAGGGATCCGGAGAAGCTTCACGTGGTCCGCGAGACTCTCTGGGACGTCCGCCACCACACGGACATGCGTGCACCGACCATGAACTCCCGGCCCTTCAATGCCGGTCAATTCACCTTCACTGCCGCCCTGGGCCCCGCATTCGAACACGTCATGAAACAGTGCCTGACCCGCCCCGAGGACTCTTATTACGAACAGGGATTCATGAATGACTTTTTTAGGGACTGTGCTGATTTTCCATTCGATGTACTTTTGAGTACTGGACCAACAAAGGAATTTGTCCACTTTACAGGGCCTAATAAAAGGGAGAGGATCTTAAACTTCAAAGGAGTGATGGCACCTCGCAAAGTTATGATTGCGACCCCTTCTTACGACGGCCGTCTCGACGTTTGGTACGTCAACGCCCTCGTGCAGACCATCAAGGACACGGAGGCCCGCGGCTACGAAGTTCACCCGATCTTCATGAGTTATGATGCCCTTGTCCAGCGTTCCCGTAACGACCTGGTCGCCCTGGCCGTCCTGAACGAGTTTGACGACCTGATTTTCATCGACGGTGACATCGACTGGGATCCCTCGTGGGTCAACACCTTGCTGCGGTACAAGGTGGATGTGGTGGGTGGCACGTACCGCAAAAAGTCGGACGACCGGGAGGAGTACGTGTGCAAGAGCGTGAAGAACCCGGCCGACGTGGACACGAAGACGGGGCTCATGAAGGTGGACGGACTGGGCGCAGGGTTCTTGCGTCTGTCAGCCAAGGCGCTCAAGCACCTATGGGACACGGCCGAGCCGTATGTGGACGGGTCGGGCAAACAGGCCCGGATGGTCTTCGAGGTCAAGGTCATAGATGGCGAGCTGGTGAGCGAGGACATCATGATGTGCCGAAAGCTGAAGGAGGGCGGGTTCGATATCCACATGGACCCGCGGATGTGCTGCGGCCACTCGGGCCAGAAGCGGTTCGTGGGGAACTTTGTGGACTGGTACGGCCGGTTCCTGGAGGGGCTCGCGGCTTCCGCGGCTCAGGAAAATGAGGTGAAGGAGTAGAGATGTCGCCAGTTGCGCAGCAACTGTTCTTACTAAGCTACGGCGACGACCCTTCTAAAATTCGGGGCCTCAAAAGCCCCTATATAAATCTCGGACTTGGAAAACGGTACGTGGATACGTTTTCGAAGTTTGAGGCGCTTCGTGCGTGGGTGAAAGATAGAAAGGACTCGGACGTGGTCTGCTTCGTCGACGGCTACGATGTCGTCCAGAGACGCACGGACCTTGACGCGTTTGTGGCCCGTTTCAAAGAGTTTGAGGCGGACATCGTGTTTGGGGCCGAGACGTACTGTTGGCCGAGTCCTTGGATGGCGCACCTGTTTGGACCTTCAGAGACCAAGTACAAGTATCCAAACTGTGGTACCTATGTTGGTTACGTATGGGCCGTGAAGCGCATGTTGGAATGGGACGAGTATCGCCAGACGTTCGACGATCAGGGGCTGGTTCATGACTTTTATTTGAATGTGAAGGACGTGAGGGTGTCCATGGATCACCACCAGGTTCTGTTCCAGACGGGGACCTTCGTTCCTTGGTCGGAACTTGACAAGACGCAGGCCTGGTTCGTTCACTTTAACGGCAAGTCCCATTTGACACTGGACGGCTCTTGTGTTTTGGAGCGTTACTCGCGGGGTGAACCTATTGGGGGGATCAAGCAGATGCACCGAGTCTATTGACTCGTTGGGGGTCCGGACTTTAGAAGAGAAACTTCGGTCTGTAGGGCCGTGACCTGGGCCGAGAGTTCTTGAACAGCCTTAATGAGCGGCCCGACGAATTCAGTGTATCCGATGGTCAAAACGTCACACCCCCCGTTGACAGTGTGGTCCTGGTACCCCGCAAAATCGACGCCCAATTCGTCCATGGCCTCCTTTACTTGCTGAGCGATCACACCCTGGTGGAACCGCGAACGCTTCTTCGAGCCGTTGTTGGGAATGGGCACGAGCTTACGCACCTTATTTGTCATTCTGACAACTTCACCTGTAGCGTCGGTTATTTCCGTCACAACCTCCTCTTCAGCCTCATCAAAATAGTCGTCGCGGTAATTCCACCGGAAATCGACCGCCCGAACTTTATTGATGAATTCAAGACCGACGACCGTGTCCCGGACGTCCGCCTTGTCGCGAATATCCGAGCGATTGTTGTACGCACCGTACGCATAGAAACTCGTTGAAGAATTTCCACACTGAACCTGGTCCGAGCCGGACACACGTGAATCGTTACCGAGACAAGACGAATTCGTAAATCCATCCGAGTTTCCACCCGCCTGATTGTAAACCATCGCACCACAACCTACTGCCGTGTTTTGAGTGCCAATAGTGTTGTAGTACATGGTATTTAAACCGATTGCCGTGTTTTGAATGCCAGTTGTGTTGGCGTACATGGCGGAAATTCCAACGGCCACATTCTGGTAGCCGGTTGTGTTAGTATACATGGCTGTTGTACCGATGGCCGTGTTGACCGCACCGGTCGTGTTGCCGTTCATCGCCCCAGACCCAATAGCCACGTTATTGTAACCATTCGTATTATTAATAAGTGCAGTGTACCCGACGGCCGTGTTATTGTATCCACCGCTCGTGTTATTCTGCATGCACCCCACGCCGATCGCCACGTTTCTGTAGCCCGTGTTCGAGTACAGGAGGGCGTTGGTGCCTATGGCGATATTGTCGTAGCCGGTCGTGTTGGTGTTCAAGGCTTGATACCCGACCGCCGTGTTGCCCGTGCCGGTCGTGTTGAGCCGCAGCGCGCTCTGACCCACGGCCGTGTTTTGTGTACCCGTCGTGAGATTCAGGAGACTCTGGCACCCGACGCCCGTGTTGTTGCTCCCGCCACCGACCCCGGATTGCATACACCCCTGGCCGACCGCGACGTTGTTGTCTCCAGTGGTAAAGCCTTGCATCGCACCCTGGCCGATTGCGACGTTCTGAGTACCGGATGTGTTGCTGAACATCGACTGATAACCAAGCGCCGTGTTGCTTTGACCGGTCGTGTTCTTCTCCATGGCCGAAGAACCTACGGCCGTGTTTTGAACTCCGGAAATATTATTGTACATTGAATAAAATCCTACTGCAGTGTTATTCAGACCCACTGTATTCTTATTCATAGACACAACGCCAATTGCGACGTTTTGGTAACCGGATGTGTTTGTAATCATGGCATCTTTACCTAGGGCCGTGTTGTTCACGCCGGTCGTGTTGTTCTGCATAGCCTGCATGCCGATCGCCGTGTTGTTCACACCAATCGTATTCGCCGCCATCGCACTCCGGCCAAGCGCTGTGTTGTTGGCGCCGGTCGTGTTGTTCTGCATCGCAGTCGTCCCGACCGCCGTGTTGTTCGCACCGATCGTGTTGGCGTTCATCGAATATGTGCCTAGGGCCGTGTTGTTGCCACCGGACGTGTTATTAAGCATCGCCTCTTTACCCACCGCAGTGTTGCTGGCGCCGGTCGTGTTGTAGAACATCGCATTCATGCCGACCGCCGTGTTCTCGTAGCCGGTCGTGTTGGTGTACAATGCATTCTGTCCGAGAGCCGTGTTCTGCTGGCCGATCGTGTTATTCTGCATCGCACCTTGCCCGATGGCCGTGTTATAAGCGCCGGTCGTGTTGTACACCATCGCCGCCTGGCCGACCGCCGTGTTCTGCTGACCGGTCGTGTTATTCTGCATAGCCTGCGTGCCGACCGCCGTGTTATAGTTGCCGGTCGTGTTAGTGTACATGGCATTTAATCCGACCGCCGTGTTGTTGCCACCGGACGTGTTGGAGTACATGGCATCCTTTCCGACGGCCGTGTTGTTCGCACCGGTCGTGTTGCCGACCATAGACTGGGAGCCCACCGCCGTGTTGTTGGCGCCGGTCGTGTTGGCCTGCAGGGCAACTCTACCCACGGCTGTATTGTTGATCCCGGACGTGTTGAGTGTTAGGGCTCCCTGACCTATCGCTGTGTTATAGTAGCCAGTCGTGTTATAGTACATCGCATCCCTACCTACCGCCGTGTTGTTGAAACCAGTCGTATTGCTCAACATCGCATTCTGCCCCAAGGCCGTGTTAGCCGTACCGATAGTGTTGGAAAGCATAGCATCCTTTCCGACAGCTGTGTTTCCCTCACCGGTCGTGTTGGCCTGCATCGCGCTTTTACCGACAGCCGTGTTGTTCGCGCCAGTCGTATTCGCCGCCAGTGCGCTCGCGCCGATCGCCGTGTTCGTGGCGACCCCGCCTGCTCCGAAAGGGGCGATGAACCCTGCCACAAAGACGTTCGAAAAGACGTTACTGGACATTGCGTTCTATTAATGGGGGAGAGGATTTTTAGGGAACTTCAGTCTCGCGCAAATGTGGGTACGCATTGAGCCAAAGTTCCCTGTGAACTTCACAAACTCCATAGAGGGACTGGGATCGCTCACAGTTGTTGAGAGAACACTTTACCGGTGCGACGTACATTA